CCAAACGTAGCAGGAATGAAATTCCCTTACACAACTAAGGGTAAAGCAAAAGCAAAAAAAGAAATGCTTAAGATTAAGAAAGCAAAATCTTCTTATGGAAAGAAGAAGTAATGAGCAACTTTAATGCTCAAGAAATAGAACTAAAGCTTTCCATTGAAATGATGGAAGCGAGATTTAAAACCATTGAACAGAGACTATGGCGATTAGAAGCTATGGTAATGGGAAGTACACTAATTATCCTAACACTCGCAGCTTCAGTATTTATGAAAATGTAAATAAAAAGGAGCGAATATGCTTGCTGAAATAGCTGCAGCTAATGCTGCATTTTCAGTTATTAAGAAAGCAATACAGAATACAGGTGACATAACAAAAGCAGGTAAAGCTATAGGGGATTTTGTCTTTGCCAAGGATATGCTCAAGAAAACAGGAGAGCGAAAAAAGAACTCCATCTGGTCAAAAGCTTTAGGCAGAGAAGCCAATGACTTAGAAGAGTTTATGGCACTTGAGGAACTCAAACAAAAAGAAGAAGAACTTAGAAGTATGATGCAACTCTATGGCAGAGGTGGGTTGTGGAATGACTACATTAAGTTCTGTGCAGAAGCTCGTAAGAAACGAGAATACCAAAAGAAAGAAAGAGAAAAATTCCTAGAACATATGAAGGAAGTTATTCTTGGTATTGCTATCATACTTATAAGTATTGGTGGTCTAGCAGGAATAGTCTGGTTTCTCTTAGCTCAGAAAGCAAACTAAGGAAAATTAATGACACCAGAAAAGTTAGACTCTTGGAGAATAGTTCCAAGACTGCTCATCCTATCGTACATGGTTATGTTTATTAGAACTTGTGAATGGTTCATGGCTTTACCAGAACCCAACAATGCTCAGAGTGCATTTCTAGCGACAATGATAGGTGCAGGAGCAGCTTGGTTTGGATTGTACGTCAATGGTGGCAAATCAAATATCAACGTATCAGCAAAATCAGAAGTGAGGGATTAATGATTATACCTTGTTCAAAATGTAGAACTTACAAAGACTGTGAAAAGAGTAAGAAATGCTTGCAGGAATAACTCAATTATTAGGTTCTGTAGGTAGCCTAGCTACATCTTATATAGATGGTAAAACAGCCATTCAAAAAGCTGAAGCTCAAATACGTATGAAAGAAGCTACTGGAGATATTGATTGGGATTTAGCAGCTATTAGAGCATCTCAACACTCCCTTAAGGATGAGTTTGTTTTATTGCTTTTTAGTATTCCTCTCATCTTAGCTTTCTGTGGTGAATGGGGAAGATCAATCGTAACGAATGGCTTTCAAGCTCTAGAGACTATGCCTTTGTATTATCAAGTGAGTCTTGGTGGGATCATAAGTGCGTCTATAGGAATGAAAGGTGTTTCTAAATTTTATGGAAGAAGGAAATAGTATGGCTTATGCACTAGGCAAGAATAGCCTATCAAAACTAAGTACAGTCAAAAAAGAACTTTGGACTATCTGCCAAGATGCTATCAAAATAACTAGAATAGATTTTGGTGTTATCTGTGGGATTAGGACAGAAAAAGAACAAGAAGCCTTATTAGCAAAAGGTGCTACGACCACTATGCGAAGCAAACACCTAACTGGTGATGCAGTAGACCTTATGGCTTACATAGATGGCAGAGCTTCTTGGGAACTAAATCTTTATGACGATATAGCAGATGCTATGAAAGAAGCTGCCAGAAAAAATGAACTATCAATTCGTTGGGGTGCTGCTTGGCATATCAACGACATTACTAATTGGAATGAGTCAATGGAAGATGCAATGAACTCTTACGTTGATTTAAGAAGAAGCCAAGGTAGAAGACCATTTATAGATGCTCCACACTTTGAGCTTACATAGGTAATCAAATGACAAAGAATATATTAGATCAACTACACGATAGTGTAGCTACAGACTTACTTAATCGTATTAAATCTGGAGAAGCTTCAGCATCAGAACTATCAGTTGCTGTTAAGTTTCTAAAAGATAATGGAGCAACACAAGATGTTATCCATGCAAACACACCTGTAGGTAATCTCTTAGAAAATCTACCTTTTGATATAGAGGAGTTACAATGAATTGTTGGCATTGTAGAACAGAACTAATTTGGGGTGGAGATCACGACATATCAGATCAAGATGATGCGTTTACTATGGTGACTAACCTCACCTGCCCTAACTGTGAGTCCTTTGTTGAAGTTTATTTACCAAAGGAAACAATAGATGCGTAAGGAACACAAAAGTAAAACTGGTGGTTTGACTGCAGAAGGTAGAAAGTATTTTAAAAGAAAAGAAGGAGCTAACCTTAAAGCTCCAGTTCCTAAAGGTACTAACCCTAGAAGAGTTTCTTTTGCAGCTCGTTTTGCAGGAATGAAGGGTGGCATGAAGGATGCCAAAGGCAGACCAACCAGATTAGCTTTAGCACTAAAGAAATGGGGATTCAGAAGCAAGGATTCAGCTAGAAACTTTGCTAATAAATATAAAAAGACATGATACCAAAACAATTACACGATTTTAAGAACTTCATGTACCTAGTATGGAAGCATCTTAATTTACCAGACCCTACTCCAGTACAGTATGATATAGCAGACTACATACAGTCTGGAGTAAAAAGATCAATCGTTGAAGCTTTTCGAGGTGTAGGTAAATCATACATCACTGCAGCATATGTTGTTCATCAACTTCTGCTAAATCCAGATAAGAAGTTTCTGGTTGTATCAGCATCTAAAGCAAGAGCTGACGACTTCTCCACTTTCAGCCAGAGAATTATTATGGAGATGCCTTTATGCAAACACTTAGTTGCTAAAGAAGGTCAAAGATGGAGTAAGATTGCCTTTGACGTAGCTCCTGCAAAAGCTTCTGGTTCTCCTAGTGTTAAGTCTGTGGGTATCACAGGTCAAATTACAGGAAGTCGTGCTGATGTAATAATTAGCGATGACGTAGAAGTACCTAGTAATTCAATGACTCAAATGATGAGGGAACGATTAAGTGAAAATGTTAAAGAATTTGATGCTGTTCTAAAGCCAGAAGGTAGAATAATTTATCTAGGCACACCTCAGACAGAATTATCTCTTTATAATGTCCTTGTTGAAAGAGGATATGAAATGAGAATTTGGACAGCTAGATTCCCAAAACCAGATAATATTGAGAAGAGCTATAGCAATAGACTAGCACCTTACATCATCAACAAACTAGAGCATGATGAAAGCATTGAGAATGATCCTACAGACCCTAAAAGATTTAATGAAGATGACTTACTAGAACGTGAATTAAGCTATGGTCGTAGTGGTTTTGCATTACAGTTTATGTTGGATACTGCCCTATCAGATACAGACAGGTATCCACTGCGATTAAGCGATTTAATGGTGATGAGTTGCGATTCAGAGAAAGCTCCTGAGAAGCTCATTTATGGGGTTATGAAGCCCTTATTAAACTTGCCTAATGTTGGGTTATCTGGAGACCGACTGTATGCTCCAGAGTCAATTTTAGGGGATTACGTGGCTTATTCTGGCAGTGTTTTAGCAATAGACCCAAGTGGAAGAGGTGAAGACGAAACTGCCTATGCAGTAGTGAAGATGTTGAATGGATATTTATACGTAACAGACGCAGGAGGACTATCTGGAGGATATGGTAAAGAAGTCATGGTTTCACTCGCAAATATTGCAAAGAAAAATCAAGTCAACATGGTGCTTATTGAGAGCAACTTTGGTGATGGTATGTTCCAAAGCTTGCTGCTTCCTTATCTCCAGAAGACTTACCCTGTCACGATAGAAGAAGTAAGACACAGTAAACAGAAAGAACTCAGAATCATTGATGTGTTAGAGCCTGTTATGAATCAACATAAGCTCGTCATAGACCCTAAAGTTATACAAAACGATTATGATAGTGTTCAGAATAGACCAACAGAAAAAGCTATGAGATATATGCTGACCTATCAGATGACTAGAATCACTAAAGACAGGGGAAGTTTAGCTCACGATGATAGATTAGATGTTCTAGCTATGGCAGTTCAGTATTGGGTAGATCAGATGTCAGCAGTAGCAGACCAAGAGATAATAGATAGAAGGTCACAATTACTGGATGAAGAACTTGATAAGTTTATAAATGGAATCAATACCAGTAAATATAGACCAAAATCAAACACTTGGATGTCTATTTAGTCTCTAAGGGTACAGTATAGAGATACCCCCTAGGTTTCTAAAGTATTGTTGGGTACAACTTTGTAAGTAGAAG